TAAGAGGCCCTGGCTGGCCGGCGTGTCTCCCAATATGGTGTTTACTGTGTCGTTAGCTGTGAAGGCCCTCACGAATGGATAACGATACTGCAGTATGGCCGAATGGCCCAGGCAGTGGTACTCCTGCGGCTTCTTTGACTTGAAAGAAGGCCTCTTGATGCCATCAAACCAGCCGCAGAAGACGGGCATGGTCTCTCCTGCCCTGGTTACTTTGATGGTGGCCCTCTCATCGATCCCCTGGCCGCCAAAGCACTGGAAAGAAAGCCTCTGATGCCCCATATGCGGCCAATCGGACCGGTACTCCGTGGGCTTGAGGGACACGGTGGAGCCATCCGGATTGGTGGCCACAAAGGTTAGAGCAGTCGGCATGATTCAGGGCGCTATGGTGTAACTGATTGTAGCTGCAGCGTCATAGCTGCCCTTTTCGGCATGCTTTGCGTCAATCACCAGCACTTTAAGGCCATTTGTCCCGCTGTCGGCCAAAGTGGGTTTCCAGACGGTCCAGTTTTGGCTCTGCCAGCCCGTTAGATCCTTCCAGTAGGAGGCTCCTGGTGGCTGATGACTGAACCTGTAAAGCAGCTCGTTGCCTTCGGCGTCCGTTGCTGTGCAGATCAGCTCGATCTCCAGGCCCGGAGGCTGGGGTGATTCGGGGGAGGGCGTGAGACTCGTAATTGTTGGCGCCGCATTGGTGGTTGCAGTGATGGTGTAGCTTATCGATGTCGATTGATCTGCTACACCTTTATTCAATCCGCCCCGGATCTCTACGTGAATGGTCGAGGTGCCCACATCGGCATCTGTGGTACGCCAGACAAAGCTATTTCGTGACTGCCATTCGGACAGATCCCGCATAACATTGCCCGTACCTGGTCCGTTGATGAGGAAACGGTACTCAAGGCCTTGGTTCGGCGAGGCAATCGCCGTTAGGACTATCTCGCTGCCGGCTGCCTTGGGACTGGCCTGGTTAGGCGTGAAAGTCAAGGAAAAGCTGCCCTTGATGTGGCTTGTTACTTCCAGCTTGCATCTGTATCCTTTTAAGATTGCATCCCAGGCTACCACCCCATAGATCTTTGTAACTGTTGCCCCGCTGAATCCATCGTCCAGGATAACCCGCACTGCATCGGCAATCTGGGCGCAATACTCAGCACCTCCATCTCCCCCAGTTTCTTTTCTGGTCCTGATGTCCACAATAAAAATTTGATCTGCAGAAAGAATCTGGCCGCAGAGGTCGGACAGCTCACATGAAATCTGGCTTTTTGCAGGATCTCCATAAATGTCTACCGCGCTGGCTGAGATTGCCTTATTTTTGTAGATCCTGGAGCCAACCATTGTCATGAGTGCCGAATTGCCGGTTAAGGCAGCCAGCAAATTATCAAGTGGTGTGTAGCCGGTCATCGTTTCCTCAGCTCAGATCATTGATTGCCCTAAGTATGCCTTCCTCATCTGTTCCGGCCCCATGCTTGGATCTTTGCCTAGGCCAATGACAGGCCAGGAGTAGCCGCCCCTTGTGATCAGGTCGTCTTTCTCCACCAGGGCAGAGGTCAGAATATAGGCGACCTGTTGCAACTGCCTGCCTTCCTCTGACTGGAAGGAGCGAACCTCATCATACCACAAAACGGAGATAGTCGAATCGGAATAGACCGGATCGACATTGGCATCTACGCCTGTTTTGCGCCGCCAGATAACAGATTCGCCCATCGAGTTTGTGTATGCATCCAATAAGCTCAAATGAATAGCCTCCTATGAATAATGTCTCACAAGAAAATCGATAATTGCCACAGAACACGCAACCGCTGCCCATTTGACGACGCCTTTATTATCAAGCCACGAATATATGCACCGAGAGAACTTCAAGATAACTACATTTTTCTCATTTTCTGTTAATCGTTCTGTAATTATTTTATGTTCATTTGTATTTGATTCAATTAATTGATCTATTCGCTCAATTATCATCCCCAGAGTTATGTCTCTGTTTTCTTTGCAGTCTATTTCGCTTGCTAGTGTTACAGTTCCAAATTAACATATCAATACCCCGCCGTCCTTATCAACAACAATCCCTCCAGCCATTTTATCCATTTTGTACTTCCATTTAAATATTGTTGGAGTTTCATTCATATCGTCGATATATTGACTCATGCGATCCTTCAACTCTTCTTTGGACGATACACGAATCCCTCTCAGCATGCTTCGAGTCATTTTGCTGAATAGGCTCTCGATTATATTTAGCCATGAGGCATGTTTTGGTGTAAAGACAAAATGAAAGCGTTGCGGAACTGTTTTGAGATATTCCTTAGTTTCCTTAGATGTATGCACGCTAACATTGTCAAGAATAATAATTATCTTTATATCTTTTAGATAGGCGGAATCGACACATTTTAAGAATTCAATGAACTCCCTACTTCTATGCCTATCGAATATCCTATAATGAACTGTCCCTGTTAAGAGATCAATTCCTGCAAGCAGAGATATTGTGCCATGCCTTATATATTCATAATCGCGGGAAAGCGTGGCATATTTGCCTAATGCAGGCATTAGATCGGGATATTTATTTTCAATAGCTTGAATTCCCGGCTTTTCATCGTATGAAATGATAACCATATCAAGCGGCTTATTCTCTTTGGACATCTGTTGAAGCAATTCCACCTGCTTGTAGGTATGTAGTACAACCACGCTCTTTGGCTCAAATTCTGGATCAATTGGGGCAAGGTAAGACGAAATTTTATGGGGCTTTACGTTGCTCGCGCCAAGTATTTTCGATACTGTACCACGAGATAACTTTGATAATTCTGGGAACCCATTATCCAAACAATGATTCCTAATATGTCCTGCTAATAAACTTTGTGTCCATAATTCGTATGGATATCCGTGGTCTAGTGGTTTTGAGCAAGCAAGAGCTAGAATCCATGTTCTTGCGCCAGATGATATTTTTCGCGGTCTGCCACTTCTTGGGAGATCTTCCAGAGCCGGATAAATTCCATAAGCAAAGGCCTTGTCAATCGTACGCTCAACTTTGGGCCTATTGGTATCTAAGTCTCGCGCAATTTGCGAAATTGATTTGCGTTCAAAGTATCCAAGAAGGATCTTGGCACGCTCGACTGCTCTCTCAGGTAGCGTTCTTGACTTGCTCGCTTTATTAAGGCACTCAAGCTCTTCTTCAGTTAACTGCAAAGCAGGGCGTTCACTCACAAATGGCATGATATTAGATTGAGTACCAGGTATTAATATATTGCTATGTTATTTTGGAATCTGAACACTAGTGTTTCCTGCATGCGTCCTCCAGACCCGAAAATTAAATAAGTCCCTCACCGGAGCATCTACCTGACTATCGTTCCCATGTACTTACGCAAGAGTTGCCTGGATGTTGCGCTTTGTAGATTCCGATTTCCCGCGCCTTGAATAAATGTTTCCGACAGTTTCGCTCCAATCGTAAAAGACTGCACTCCCTGATCCTGTAACTGCTTTCTCCCTCCTATCTCCGACTGCTGAATTGCCAGGGCTTCCTCCATGCATGCATATTTAACGTCTGGTGGGACTAAAGTAGTTCCTGTTGTGCTGTTATAATCCAGGATTTCGCCATCTATTATCCTCGGGAAGGCTCTGGCCTGGTCTGGAGCTCCATCTGTGATGTTCAGATCGTACTTGGTACCTCTGACTGGTACTGAATCTATCGCTTTTGTGGCCCGGTTCAGGTAAGAAGTTTTTTGTAAATCTGTAAGGGCGAGAAATGCTGTGGCTCTGTCATCACCTGAAAAATAGGTGGTTAGCTCTGCCAATGTCACATAGGCGTCTAATGTCGTCATTTATTATATTATAAAAAAGATAATTAGTAGGTCTCTTCTCAGGCCTTAGCTATGTACGTATGCCTCCAATGTACCTGCTATTGTCGCTCCGGCCAGGTCTATCCAGAATTTTCCATCTGACTGCTTGAATCGGGCATTTTCGATCGGACCAATGACGACCTCAGCAGCACCACCAGCACAGGTATAGACAAGATCACCAATTCCGGATCGCATTGCTGGCGGGTTCACACCTGCTTTTAATGTGATCGTGTCGGCTGCCGTGGCAGCAGATAGATGGAACAGCAAAATGAGCTTATTTCCATCGAACGGCCCCATTGAATGGCCATTTGGCTTGTCTAACGTTGTGGGAGTTGCACGGGCGGCATAAGCGCCCGTCAGACTGTTTCCAGGTATTGCGGTTCTAGCCATTTATTTCACCTCCTCTATTTAGCTCGAATTGACGGTCAGCACACCCAGATTATCAGGATATGCAACTTTTCCTCCGTAGACATGGCGGCCACGCACGATATCAGCCCATCTCTTTTGATGCCTCAAAGGCTCGATACCTGCCAGGCTATCGGCAAAGGTTATGGCGTCGTCATTGCCAAACATGATCTTGTACTTGGTCAGAGAAGTATTGGGAACGTTGTTGCTCTCCAGGATGTCAAATCCTGCAATGTGCGCTACCTTGCCGGTTAGGTGCGCTATCTCAGATAACCCTGGGGCTGAAGCACCTTCACGGTGGTAGTCTTTCACTATGAGACCACTGAACCAGGGGGGCACAATCATCCATCTGCCATCTGTTGGAACATTGTTGTTGGATAGTAATACAGAGCAGTCTTCGATGAGATTGAAGACGTTCTGAGCATCTCCGGCAGTGGTGTTAGGCACCTTTGGCGAGGCATCAGTCCCTATTTTGTTTGCGCTTGAAGCGTCTACATACATGCCGGCAACATACTGATCCGTGGCGTCCTTGAGGCGGTAGGCAGCGCGCCTCATGTATGGGCTGAGAATGTCTCCCCCGGCCTGCTTCTTCTGTTTATCGTAGACGAGGAACCTGAAGGTCTTATCCTGGCTAATGGTGAGGATTGTGTCTGCATCGAGCATCTCATCTCCTTCAGCTTGGTCGGTTCCATCTGCCGTATCTACGACTGTTACATCCCCTATGCCTATTATGTGAACAGTGTCTCCTTTGGCTGCAAATTCGCCTTCGTAATTCCTGTTGATTACTTTGTCCTGAGCGTAAACCATTGCTTTTTGGGCAGCCTCTAAAACGATGCTCGCCCAAAATTCCGGGATAAAGTTGTCTATCATCTATCAGTCCTCAGTAATTCTATTTTCCTTCATTGCTGCAAGAATCTCGTCCTTGTTTTTGATGTGGTCTGCCTGACTCATGTTCTTGATTTCAGAACGCTTCCAGGTCTTCTTTCCAGGTGTGCCAGGCACGCCAGGATTGCCCGCACCTTGGGCCGCGTTCGGAGGCTGGCTCTGCTGCTGCAAAGGCAGCGTAGCTTGAAGAGTGATATAGCCGTCTGCGATCATCTGCTGAATATCCGCCTCAATCTCTGTCTTGTTGGACCCCTGAACCCTCGAAATAAGCCCAGGTATCTTTTCGCTTGGAACCTTGGCAAACATTAGAGCTTCCATCTTGGCTATTTTCAGATCTGCCCCTTCCAGCTTCTCGGTTTTGTTTACGGGAGGCTTCTTGTTGGCCTTGATGAAGTCAATAGCATCGTCAATTGACATCCCAAGCTCTTTTTCAATTTCTCCATGCTTCGCACCCCACCGAGCATTGAACTGTTCCTGATTCATAATGAACTCGTTTTGTGCTGGTGGTTGATGTTCTTGCCCGCCTGCTGGTGGATTCGCGGGAGGCGTGCCCGCGGCTGGTGGTTCTCCTGCCATAAAAGTATCTCCCGCCGATCTAGTCCGGCGTCAACTTATTATTGGTGATTATTATTGATCTAATGTTTCTTTTATTGCTTCTTCTATGCTTACAATATTTACAGTATGGATGCAGTTTATATGAAAGAGCCCTTCTGAAACTGCATCATCAATTGAAGGTATCGCTCCTTTCGTATGAGCTGACAGGCTTACTATCTTTCCTGCCCATTTCTTACAAATTTCGCAGGTCTTATTGGACTGCCCTTCTGAGATCCGCCCGAATGCGCCGCCTTCTTCCAGGATTTCATTAATTCCTCCTTGCCTGTAGGCCTGAATTGTTGCCTGATTAGCTAATGTCTCTGCATAGCTCGACAACCCCCATTCTTTCCCGGACTTATCTCTGAATGCAATTACTTCTCCCATTCTCTTTGCTTCCTTGCTGCTGCTTCTTCTGCTATCTGATTCTGAATATTCTTGAGATTGAGCTCTGCAATTTTATCGTCTACCCATCGCTTCATTGTTTTGTAGACATCCAATAACCTTGAGAAAGTACTCGATGCAATCGCATTCGCTGCTTTTTCATGCAAAGCGCTGATTGATTTCTCATCCCCTTTTCTGATATTCTGGACCCCGGCAAGATAGCTTGCTGATATTGCTTCCCCTATCCACTGTTTGCAGCCTTCTAAAAATTCTTGGAGAATCTGGTTGATCTTTACCACAGCAACATCTTGTGGACCTATAATCTCCCCTTTTTGTGACCTCTCCATCAGATCTATGAGTTCTGCAGAAATTGCATTCTCTGCATCCCTGCAAAATCTCACCAGCCTCTCGGCCTCTGCTCTGGAATATTCAGGCATTGCTACCCTGCGGCTGAAGAGAGATTATTGGCTCTGCAGGTTCAAGCATTTTTTGCGCTCCTCTGAGCCTCTCAAGTTCCTTGTAGAAGGCGTCTGAGCCTTCTTTCAGGCCCTGCAGCTCCAGTTTCCGCTCTAAGGAGATGGCTTTCATGCTGTCCCATAGCTGTACTGTCCTGGCCTTCTCAAGCTGGTCCTCAGGTATTCCGTCCTGAAAAATGATCTGAATATCCTTGAGATCCATTGCCGGCCCGTGGAGCTGTGACCATAGTTGCAGGACCTTTGGTATGGCCTTCTCTGCTGCCCTGGCGAATCTCCCCACTTTGGCCAGCGTCGGTATCAGGCGAATGCGTAAGGCTGTGCCGCTCTCCGCCGTGCCTGCGTCTTTGCCGGCCAGGAGGACCTTCGATAACTGCAACATCTGTAGGAGCTGGTCCATCTTCTGATCGATCGCCCTCTCAACAGAGCCCAGCTCTGCCTGCCAGACCATTAGAGAAGGTGAAATGTCTCCCGGCTGGGTAAAGATCGGCTGGCCCGGCGTGTAAACCCACTCCGAAGTTGCATGATTGAATATCGTGGCGCTCTCTGGAATGACTGGCGTTGGTGATGTGAACTTTGCCAGAACTTCATCCCTCTGGGCAAAACTCCGCTCCAGAGACTCCACGAGAGATATAATCGATGGCTTGTAGTCGGACCTGCCATAGTACCTCTCGCTTGAGAGCTTGTTTTGGACGTGTACAATAAGGAAATCGTCTACGCCGGTCTTCTGGATGCCGGTTTCATCCACCTTCAGCCCTGCAAAAGTCCAGAATCTCGATAACTCAATTGGCCCTTTCAGTTTTCCGTTGTTCAGCTCATAGATTTGGTGCTGAATCTGGCCCCTGGTGTGAATTGTGAACTTGATGTACTCCCTGTCCTGCTCCTTGAACTTGTTGAAAATTACATACGCGGTTATTATCCGTATGTTCCCAGGATGAACTACAAGGTATACATTCTCCGGATTGATTGCCGGAATGCCATCTTCCGAGACCTCATAGAGACCGTGGCCGTAGCGGCTGGCGTCTATGAAAACCTCCTCGTCCGGCCTCTCAGGGAGATCCTCTCTTGGGGCCCTGATTTCAGGCTCCTCTCCTATGAGGAGATTGATGTAAGAAGAGGTGGCCATCTCCGGCCAGTCCAGGATTATTGCCTGCTTCTTCGAGTCCTTGTTCGAGTCTGCCAGATAGGCAGCATATTTGGGGAATATCTTGTCATGCAGGCCGTTGTAAATCTGTCTCATGATGGCATGTTCTGCCAGCCTGGCTGCCTCGTCGTCATCTTTGGGCGGCCATGTTTTGCCGTCTCCAATGAATGCCAGGTTAGTTAGCATCTTTAGGCATCCTTCCTGCTTCCTCTATGATCTTGAACTCGTTCTGCAGGATCTTCTGGTAGCAATCCTGGCAACATATGCGACCTGCGAGAACTGTGAGGCCGAGCTTGTTTTCTGTGACACCTTTGATGTAAGGCACAATTGGTGTCATAGATAATTCTCTGATAGGCACTGGGAACTCCCGGCCTATTTTCTGACCACAGAAAAGGCAAATCACAGCCTACCACCTCTTAGAATCTCCTCGCCGTACCAGATCCCCTGCGCCAGGCTCATGAGCATATCGTCATTCTCTCCTTCTTCAGCCTCGAATTTCGTGTTCCCCTGGGCATTCAGCTCTGCCCTGAAGCCGAGCATCTCTTTTTCGAGCTTCGGCCAGATGGGCATAGAAGGGTTAACATGCAGCTTTCCTGAATCGAATGCCCCAAGGAACTTTCCGATCATCCTCGCCTTGGAGATGTTAATTTTCCTTCCCAGGCGCGTGATGCTGTTTCCTGGTGTGATTGTGACCGCTATCAATTTTATTCCTTTAGCGGCCAGGATGTCTCTTACTGCTACCCCAACGCCAGTAGCGTCTATTAGGAAATGCGGAGGCTGCTTTTTATCCCAAAATTTTTGATTCTTGTATACTGCAAGAGCCCAGGATGCTATTGAAGGCTCGGTCGGATGATCATAAGGAAGGCCCTGTTTGCGATTCATCGCAATCAGGTCGTACTCGAAGCGTTTCTTTTCTTTGACATAATGCATATCGATCGCTGATATGGCGCTCCAGTCCCGAAGTTTTGCCGGATCCAGCGATATTATGAATGTCATTCAAATCTCAATCACTGCAATATCGTTATCCATTGCCTGCATTATGCTATTCCTGGTAAAGATCTGCGTCTCTTCGTCCACAAATGCGTTAAAATATTCCTGGAGATACCATTGTTCTCCATGCTCTTCCTTTTCATCCTCCAGGAACTCCTTTGTGATCCTTGGACAATCATCTGCAGATACGAGGAACCACTGCCATTTTCCGTTTGATGCTACTCCTCTTCTTCTCTTATCCCAGATATCCCAGAAGTGCCCCCTCTTTCCAAATGGCGTAGACATCAGTATATGCCTGCCATGTGAGACAGCGAGCATGGGCCGGACTGACTTATAGAGCACGTCCAGGACCCGGCTTGCCTCATCCTCCAGGAGGAGGGTTACGGCCGAGATTCCTCGTATGGTCTTCTCCGATCCAGGCAGGGCCATGAAGCGGTTTTTGTTTTTGAACTTCACTGATAATTTGGTGTCTTCATCCAGGTAATCAGAAGGAAGCTCGACAGCACTTCGAAACTCGTCGAACTTCTGCATGAGTTCGCCGGACTGCCTGATGCCTGGGGCCACGCAAAGGCCCACAGTCGGGCGGCGATATATGCACTCATGTAGACCCAGGGCGGCGGTAGTGGTTGACTTGCCGCTCTGGCGGCTGCAATTCAAGATTATCTTATTCTGTCTGCTCCGGAGGAGATCCTGCTGCCAGCTGTCCGGATGGAAGCCCAGGACCTCCCTCGCCCAGATTACCGGGTCCAGGGCGTAAAGAAGGTCGTCGTCTTTGCTCCAGAGCGGCGATGAGCTTTTCTTTCGCTTCCGGATCGTCATCTACTGCCCCAAGTATTGCGAGCCTGGTATCAGCCCAAGACTCCAGGGCCTCGGCCTTGCGGGTCTCTGCGTCATCTCCCGAGAGCTCCAGTTCGGCCTTGATTATCTCGCATGTCATCTGCTGGCCCTGCCGCCAGTACAGGGCCGCCGATCCCAGGGAGAGCTCCTTTTTCTCTCCATCTGCTAGCTTGTAGGGGCTGCCAAGTTCCAGGTCTACGAGGAACTCTGCCCTGGCTTTGGCCTTGTTCAGGAGCTCCAGGGAATCTATGATCTTTGCCTTGCCGGCTGCCAGCCTCTCCTCGTGGCCTTTTTTTTGTTCCTCTGACCATTCTTCTGCTGCGGCATTCTTGACATTGAAGCATAGCCGCTTGTAGTCATAGATGGTCGTCTTTGCCAGGCCCAGATCTCGTGCTATCCTTGCCGGGCTATGTTTTCGGTTTAATCGCTCTTCAATTTCTGGTATGTACTCTGCTATCGATTCGAACATGTTTTTTTGCCTTCCGGAAATCTTCCAAAATTCCGGAATATTCCGAATTCTTCCGGAAAACCTCAAATAACGAGAACGGCGGGCCGGTTATGTGTAGCTAGGGAATTTTGGGAGTGAATTAAAGGATTTAGCCCGGCCAGGCCGGTCACAAAGTGACAGGGAGCCCTCTTCTGGCATTGCAGCCAGGAGGGAAACGTAGATCCGCCTCGCCAATTAGCGGCTTTCATGATGGTTATGACAGGCCGGAGTCCTAAGATGGCTATGCCCCTCGTCCGACCTGCAAATTTTGAGCCGACCGGAGGGTTGAGCCCTGGGTACACGCTTCTTTACCCGCCCTGCTGGGCCCACGTCGGCTTCTATTATAAGCTGGCTTTTCCCTCACCTGGTTGTATTCCAGGATCATCGTGCCAGCTATCCCTCGGCGTCTTAGGCTTCACAGGGTTTATTATTCGTATATTATACTACAATCTACGCAATATAAGTTATAATTGTGATCCATAAGCAGCTCTCCGCCGCAGGGACAGCGATCCAGCTTTATGATCTTGCCATTATTTGTATAGATGCTTATTTCTGGTCTGTTGTTTATCAGATCACTAAGTTCTTTTGCGGCCCGTCCTTGGAGGCGGATTACTTTCGGAGGTCTCCATGACCAGCATGAACGGTTGTAAGGTCTTCCGTTGTAGATTAGATGGCCATTCCTTTCAGCCACCTGAAGCTTTATTTTAAGTGGCCCTTTGAGCTTGCCGCCATTGAGGATATTCTTGAAGGCCTTGTCTTTTCCGAGGATTTTGAGTTCATCCTCGGTGTACTCCTCAATAGTATATGTCTGGGATCTGCTAATATTATCCTTTTTTAGACTGTCGCAAAGACTTGCTGGCATGCTCGGCCTCCATTGACCACCAGGCTTGTGCTAATCTTTCCGTCCTTCTTCAGGCGCTGCACTGCCTTCTGGACTTTTCCGATAGTCCATGGCCATCTTCCCATCTCCTCATTTGCCTTTTTTGTGAGCTGATACAAATTAAGGCCCGGATAAGTTCTGATCAATGCTATAACCTGCGTATCGGTGAAATTCAGGTAATCACGTCCTTCTCCTCTCCTGGAATGGCCTTGTTAAGCGCATCAAGCACCACGAATTTGATTACCTTGACTTTGATATCCTCAATTGGAAGACCGAGCTTCTTGATCCTCTTTGCATTGATCTCAGCGAACTTTGCCAGGTACTCCTCCCTTGAAGAATAGCCTTCCGCTTTTGCGTCTTCCTCCGAAATATCCCCCAGCCTCTCTTCCCATCTATCGACAATGTAGAGCCTTGCAAAATATTCCTTTGAAAGTAGCTGTGTCTTTGCCAGGTGTTTGCTCCTCACGTTTGCCCTCCAGCGTGACCAAATCCTGCGGGTCTCTGTTTTTCTGCCGGCCAAGATCGGGCCTATGTGTTCCGGCTTGAATAGAATCATATTATCTGCTCTCTGCTGCTGTGATTATCTTCTCATCTTCTCTTTCCACCTGAATGTCTCTTATTATCTTTACTAAATCAGAGAGCTGCTTATCTTTTAGTCCATCCAGGCTGTCTTTTATCTGCTCGAATAGGAATTCTTGAGTCATGCTCAT